TTCTTCCGCGCGATCTTCGCGAAGTCGAACTACAGCTAAACAATTAAATGGGAACCCTAGTAATCGCTATGGGTCCTCGGAAAGCTGGGGAGGGTAAAACCTCCCCAGCCTCTTCCAACGGAGATCAAATGAAAGAAGGAATGAATAAAGGTGGTGATATGAAAATGTCGAAAGGCATGGTCATGTTGCCCCTGTCGATGCTTGAAGTTAATGATGGCGGAGACAATGTTCCTCCCTCTGAAGGTGATGAAGTTGAACTCAGCGGTGTTGTTCAAATGGTTAAGAACGGAGCTGCATACATCAAGGTCAATGAGGCCATGATCGAAGGCGAATCCGAGAATAACGAAGAGGACAACATGTCTGAGGAGGACAAAATGCGTGAGCTGGCGAAGAATGCCGACGAGGAGAACTACAGCTAATGCCTGTTTACCAGTACACCGATACCAGAAATGGTTCAGTCGTTGAACTGGAAAAATCAGTAGCTGAAAGGGACTCGGTCCCTAAGTACCTGAAGCGGTTTACTGTCCCACAACGTTTGGCTCTTGTTGGCGTTGGCGATCCCCTCGACAACCCACTTGGGTCTAATAAAACAAATATTATGAAGGGGTACTACCGCCAGGAACAAAAACTTGGCAGTAGATTCAAAAGCGAATTCAGCGCGGATCAAGTGAAACGTGCCTGGAGTCGTAAAGGAGATTAAAAATATGGCTAATGAGTTTCAACGCAGTCCAGTTAGAGCGAAGAACAAGGCTATCCGAATTGACGGAGCCAACTTCACCAACGTCATTGAGTTTACGGCAAGCTCCAGCGGTGGCACAGTCAATACTGTTGCAACCGCTCCTGCTTCCTTGAACGTGACCCTTAACGGCACTTCTTACAGAATTGCCCTGCACACCTAATGTCACGCGCATTAGACAGATTCCAGGGTGAATATGGCTTTGTTGCCACTACCTCAACAGGTACGGCGCAAGATGGAGCCTTTTGGGCGATTCAAACTCTTGCCGATACCACGTTTAGTGCGCTAGGTGGAAACTATACTGGCACGCTAACTGGCACGACTATCCCTGCTGGACTCACCATTTATGGTGCGTTTGATGGATATACTGTCGGTACTGGCAAGGTTATTGCCTACAAGTCTGCTGCCTAAATCTTGTGATTCTTCCGCTTCGATTCAATAGATCGAGGCGGAAGAATTGCATTTAATTATATGTCAAGATTAGGTTTAGGATTAGGATCTCAAATTTCTGCTGGTAAATTAACAATTTACGATGCAGATGCTTTGACATATATAAATGCAGTACAAGCAGCAGATGGGCAGTCACTAGAGAATGGAGTAAAAGTAGCTATTAATGATTTTGTAGTTGGGTGCAAGGCTGATGGAACTTGGACGGCATTAACTAACGCTTGCATTATGGCTGGGGCAAGAACATTAAGTGGTGCGTTGATTCCTTTAACTGGTGTTGCCCCAACTAACAACAATTTTGTTAGTGGGGATTACAATAGAAAAACTGGATTGATTGGAAATGCTTCAACAAAATCACTTACAACTCAATATAACAATAGTTCTATTCCAGTAGATAATGATCATATTTCTTGCTATGTAACACAAGCCCCCACTATTGGAGCAGCTACCAGAATGTTTATTGGAACTACAACTGGGGTTTTGGGAAGATTGTGGTTACAATGCGACACAAATTCTGCATTAAACATAAAAAACAGATTGTCAGCGGCTGGCGGAATAAGCATTGCGGGCGAGGGCATTACGCTTGGCTTCAAGGGGCATTCAAGAAGTTCATCCACAAATACAATTATTCGCAGTTCACAAGCAAATACAACAGACACAACGGTTTCTGTATCAAGAGTTAATGCTTTAGTGGGAGTATTTGCTGGAAGTGGTAGCTCAAGCTATTCCGACGCAAGAATGTCTTTTTATTCGCTAGGCCCAAATCTTGACCTAGCACTTTTAGATACTCGAATAACCACCCTAATGACCACGCTTGCGAGCGTTTTACCCTAATGCCCCTCCTCTTCATCGCTATCTTGCTGTGTTCCTGCTCACCAAAGCACGAAGACAACAATGCGCTACCACGCTACAGCGACATGGGCGCAGCCCATGACGCAGGTCAAGTTAAGCCATGAGCGAAGACCAGGTTTGGAACATAGAATTGAAGCTCGCTAGGATGGAAGAGCGTCAGGTTCAGCTTTATGCGCTGGTCGAGAGGTCACTTGCAAACTACGCGGACATTGCTAATAAGGTTAATGCGCTGGAGCATCTAAGGACTAAGATACTAGCCCTTTCTGGCGTTATTGGCCTTATATGTTCAATGGCTTGGGACGTAATCAAAAATAGGAACAACTAGGAGAAAATATGCCGAATTTTACAGCAGGAACCAGCTTTGGTGCAAACGACACAGTAACCAATACGAAGCTTAACGCTTTGATTGCTGACGCTGTAATCAACCCTGAGTGTGCATTAAGCATCAACTCTGGCACGATTGGGACGCTTTCCTGCACCAGGGGGACCATTGGAACCTTTAATAGCACAACTGGAACTGTTGCCACGCTAAATACCACTACTGGATCTGTCCAAACATTAAGTGCTGGCACATTGGCAACTGACCTTACTGGTGGAACGTATTCTGGATTAATCAATTCAAGTACTGGCACATACTCTGGATTAATCAATTCGAGTACTGGCACTTATTCTGGACTAATCAATTCTTCAACTGGCACTTATTCTGGATCAATCGGAACAGCAAGAAGTTTGACCGCTGGAACAATTCAGACATTAACAGCGAGTACTCTTACTGGAACACTTACTGGAGGGACGTATTCTGGATTAATTAATTCAAGTACTGGAACATATTCTGGATTAATAAACTCAACAACTGGTACATTTTCTGGATCATTGGGAACTTCATGCAATTTTACCGCTGGAACAATTAACAGATTAACATCTTCAAGCAATGCAACAATATCTGGAATTACAGTAGGAACAGGTAGTAATAGTGGCTCTTTAAATACTGCCGTAGGAGCAGGATCTGTTCTTGGAAGTGGTACTGGAGGCTTTAATTCTGGATATGGATATTCAGCATTGGCATCAAGTACATCTGGAGTGGCAAATTGTGCCTTTGGATATAGGGCATTATTTTCAAATACAACAGGTGGAAGTTGCGTTGCGATAGGAGCTGCATCATTAGATTCAAATACGACATCAAATTTCAATATCGCAATTGGAAATTCTTCATTATATTTAAATAGTTCTGGAACAGGAGCAAATACAGCAGTTGGATACCAATCCATGTTTATAGCTACTGGAATGGCAAATTCATCTGCGCTTGGTGCAAACTCAACAGTTACTGGATCAAACCAAGTTCAGCTTGGAGATTCTGCTACCACAACTTATGCATATGGAGCAGTTCAAAATAGATCAGATATTCGAGATAAAGCTGATGTAAGAGATACAACGCTTGGTCTTGAATTTGTAAATGATTTACGCCCTGTTGATTTTAAATGGGATATGCGAGAGTATTACACGCCTGAGTTTGATGAAAATGCAAATCCAGATATATACAAACTTTCAAATATTACTCACGATGGAAGCAAGAAGCGCAATCGATATCATCACGGCTTGATTGCCCAAGAGGTCAAGGAAGTTCTAGATAAGAATGGCATCGACTTTGGCGGATTCCAGGACCACAAAATAAGTGGTGGCGATGATGTTCTCAGCATTGGATACGGCGAGTTAATCGCACCAATGATTAAAGCCATCCAACAACTCTCTGCCAAGGTAGACAGTCTAGAAGCACAACTGGCCAGCAAATGACCATCACCGAAATCGCTCAGTTTGCAGGCGAGAAGATCGGCAAGACCGATGCTGATACTATCACGTTCCTGCAAAAGGCAGCAGCCCTAAACTATCGGCGCGTTTGGAACTTTGCGCCTTGGCGTGAGACTGTTACCAATTCGACGTATGCTATTACAGATATAGCAAGCAGAACAGTAGCCCTCGGAACAAATGTAGAGACACCTCTATCCGTTGCATGGGGAGATGACGAACTTACCCCTATGGATCTTGCCACGATTATATCGCAGGATGCCGATCTTCTCGACATTGACAGAACTGGCACACCGCAGGCGTATTATTTCAAGGGACGCAATTCTTCAGGTATTGCAGAAATTGATGTTTACCCTGCCCTCGAAACAACCAGCACCACTACCCTAAAAGTAATCGAAAAGCTCCAATGCCTTACTCGCTCGAACTACATTGTAGACTTTCCCCCAACCAGCAACGCCATTGGTGACGAACTTCGCCTTCCGCATGTCAGTCATGTCGTACTCGCATTGACGCATGCCGATGCCCTTGAGCGCGAGCGTCAGTACGGAAAGGCACAACTTGTCGTTCAAACTGCCAATACCGACCTAGCTTCTATGGCGAACTACGAATTGAGCCAGGTTGGCGGAATGAAGCAGATCACCCCAACCTCTCTTGGCGAACTTGGTTTAGAAGAGATCATCTAAAGCCATGCCGTACTTCACGGATGCAACAGATGATGTACTGTCGGTAGCTGTAACGCCAAGTTTTGATGGTGGCCAGGTATCTGGCATTAGCCCCAATCTTATTGCGGATAACGCAGCCTCCGAGCTGCTCAACATGACCATCTCGCCCAATGGTAACCTTCAGACTCGCCAGGGCATTGAGACAGTTTCGACAAGCTTTTCTACGTCCAATACAATTCAAGGCATGTTCTATTTCGATACACCAAACATTGAGACAATTATTCTTGCCACAAACGGATCTCTTTATAAATACAATACAGGTTCAAGCACGTTTTCGACTACTGGCGGAACATTCGTAAACTCAACAAATCAAATTGAATTCGCACAGTTGGTCAACAAATTATATTGGACGGACGGATCGAGCTATCTCCAGTTTACAGATGGAACAAGTTCCTATAGGCAGGGAACAAGCATTCTTTCAATAACTGTATCAACACAGGGGCTGGGGTATACTGGGTCAACAGCTGCCGTTACAATTGGAGCACCAAACCTAGCTTATGGAACAACCGCCAGCGCAATTGCAACAGTAACAGGCGGAACAGTATCTGGAGTTATTGTTACAAATGCTGGATCTGGATATACATCAGCTCCATCTGTTACAATAGCTGCTCCACCAGCTGGAGGAGGTCATTTTACGGCAACGGCAACGGCAAGTCTTTCAGCTCTCGCCCCTTCTGGCCTGCGCCTTATCAAGTCATTCACGAACAGGCTATTTGCTGTTGGCACTGGTGAATATCGCAACACTCTCTACGCCTCTGACATTCTCGATCCAGAGATATGGAAGACAACCAATTCAATTATTGTGGGTGGTGACGATGGCGAGGATATTATTGCAATCCAGCCTTTCTACGGATTCCAAATCATCGTGTTTAAGAGGAACAAGATTTACCTAGTTGATGTCACGCCAAGCACGACTGTGACATCAGGAACAAGCGTGTTGTCGCTTACCAATAGCGCAGCAGAGTGGACTGTTCAGACAATTTCAAATAGGATTGGTTGTATCGCAGGCAGATCAGTTGCGCTCGTAAACAAGGATGTGTTCTTCTTGGCGAATGACGGCATACGATCAGTCTCAAGGTCTTTGGCGGATGATTTCTCCACAGTTGGCCTGACAATAAGCGAGCCAGTTAAGGACATCATCGCAAGGATCAACAGAAGCTTTATTGAGACTTGCAATGCCACATTCCACAACAATCGATATCTCCTCGCCATACCCCTAGATTCAGCAACAAATCCAAGCCACATATTGGTGTACAACTCAATCTTCAATTGCTTCGAAGGCTTGTGGGAAGTAGCAGCAGCAAGGATGGTTGAGACAAGCTTTACTTCTGGATTCTCTACAAACACAATTAAGCTTTGCGTAGGCACAACCAACTCAAGGGTTGGTCACCTTACGGATTATAAGGACTCAGATTCAGTTGACATCAATACAGGGTTCCAAGACTTTGGTACTGGCTATACGAGCAGGGTGGTCACTAAGGCGTATGAATTTGATGATCGTTTTGCGCTGAAGTACGGATCGCACTACGAGGTTGAATTCTTCAATTCTGGATCTACCAATGCGACGATAAGCATTCGCAGGGATACGGATGGTAACGATATTATTCTTGGCACGAATGTTGACACAACCTCGCCTGACGGATTGACACTTCCATTTACACTTCCAGCCACACTAAGCGCGAAGGTTGTCAAGCGCAGGGCGGATAGCCTTAGGTCATACGACAAGTGGCGCAATATCAAGATGAAGGTTGAGGCTGCCAGCAGGAAGCTATCCATTCGCGGGGTAATTATGGCAGCGAATCCAGACACAATTCAGATTCAGCAAAACATATGACCCAGGTAGAGTTTCTTGAGAAAAGTGGCGTTTCCGAGGCGATGTGGCCTAACTTTAGGGAGTGGGTGGCATGGTTTGATAAACAGGGACTTATGGGTACATTAAGGAACAGAAATGATGAGATTCTAGGCGTTGCCCTGGCTAGGTGCGTTAATAGTGGCACTGAAGTGGGTCACTACGTCCACGACGAGCATGGAGACAATATCTTTGTTGACTTGTGTGCTACTAGTGGTATTAGAAATGCTGAGTCGGTAGCCCCACTCAAAGGCTTGCTATTGATCCTGTTGGATCGATTCGGACCACGCAAGCGAATCATTTTTAAACGTTTAGGACAACCAAAGGAGTACGATTACTACAAATTCATGAGAAAGGCATTGAACTAATATGGGATCACCCTCAATTCCATCACCGCCCCCACCGCCAGACCCAACAGCAGTAGCGCAGGCTAATGCTGAAATGTATCGTAAAAACGTTGATACCTATATTGAAAAATCTCCTGCTATGGCCGAGCTTGAGAACAAGCTTCGCATGCAATACATGCCACAGCAGAGGGAGCTGGAGAGGCAGTTGTCCGCCTTGGATCAAGCTGCATCTGTCAGGTCGAATCTTGAGCTGGAACGCCAGTACGGCGCACAGCGCACCTTGGAATCGCTTCGTAGGCAGTACGAGTACTCGCCAGAAGCGTTTGCCTTGAACAAGGGTCTTGGCCAGCAAATGACGAATCAATTCACTCGCCTCTATGGGCAAAGCCCATATGGCGCAGTTCAACCAGAAGTCGCGTTCTCACAAGGCGCAGCTCCTGTCGATTATTTCTCAACCATTGGAACAAATATTTCCAAGCCCAACATGAGTGCTTAATATGGCAGTATTATCAAAAGAAGAATTTTTCAATAAGCAATACAAGGAAAGTATTGGTGGAGATGCTGGACTTCTTGCACTTTATCCGAGTGGCGGAAGAAGCGCAGGCAATGTAGACGGAAGTCCGAGAGTTCCTAACTACAACCAATTTCTTGCTGGAACATCAACCTATTCGCATAGGCATGATGGCAAGGTTTATTCGATGTCGGCAAAAGATCCAGCAGGAATGGTCAAGAGTTTCGATGATGCGTACAACAAGTACTTGGCAGACGAAGAATTTAAATCAGCAGAAGCAGTAGCAGCCAGAAAGCTTGACGAGAGCTACACCAAGCAAGCAGGCGAACTGAATACTGCTGCTGGCCAAATTAGGGCTGGAGCAACTGGACTGAGCGGTGCGTTATCTGCTCTATCTGGAGCCAGAAACTATGGCGCGTCCAACCTTGGCACAAAGCTTAACTTCCAAGTTTCCGACGATCAGATCATAAATGATTACAACGAGGCAAAACTAAATTCTCTCAAATCTGTTCTTGATCGAGGCAACACTCAGATTGTCGGCATTAACGACAAGATTGTTTCAACCAACGAATTGCTCTCCAAGTTAAAAGCCGATGACCCTAGGCGCGCTCCGCTTGAGGCATCACTCAAAACTCTCAACGAAGATATTAGAAGCGTCAACGAGGCAATCACCTCTGCGCAGGCACAGGTTGCAGGCTTTAAGCCAATCACCGCATTGGATACCGCTGGGCAGAAGGAAATCACATCTTTTAGGGAATTCCTAAAACTTCCAGAGGAGCGCGCCAGCGATCAGCTAAAACAGATTGATCCGAAAGCTTACGAGACTGCCGTTGCCTTGGGCGATAAATACAGGAAATTAGCAACTGAAGAATTGCCTGCAACGACATCGCAACAGACTGAAGATTTGCGAAGCCAGCTTGAGCAAGAAGCTTTAAATCAATTAAGACTTGGCTCTACGCTTGGTGCGGATGAGCGCAGGCAATACGAACAAGCAGCTCGCGCAGCTCAAACAGTTCGAGGCAACATCTTTGGTGTCGCGCCTGCTGTGCAGGAGGCTGTTGAATCTGGTGCTGCTGGCGAGGCTCGTAAGCTTGCGCGATTCGGAGCAGCCTCTCAGTTCTTGTCTTCTGGCCAAACAACTGGTGACGCACTACAGCGCGATCTTGCACTCCGCGATGCCTTGCTACAGACAAGGCTTGGATCTGCTGCTGGTTTTGTTGCTGGTGGTCCTTCCATCTACAATCTTAGCAATGCTAGGACAGGGCAACAGAACGCAGCGTTCCAGAATTACATTCAAGCCAACCAATCGCTTCCTGGTAACTTTGGCCAAGGCGCAAGCACAGCAGCTAACTTCTATCAGACAACTGATCCAAATGCTGGGATTAGCCTTTCAAATATTTCTGCTTCGCTTTACAACACGCTGGCAAATTACCAAGCAAGTAATTATGGAAATTATATTAAAGCTGTAGCAAGCCAGCCCAATGGATTCCAGAACTTTGCCACAGTTGCAGGAGGAGTAAAAGATCTTGCTGGAGCAGCTGGCAGTTTTGCGAGCATGGGAGTAGCATGCTGGGTGGCAAGAGAGGTTTATGGAATAGACAATCCAAAATGGTTGCAATTTAGGGAATGGATGATGACTAAAGCATCTGATAATTTAAGAAATTTCTACCTTGAATATGGAGAAAGAATTGCAGAATCGATACGAAACAAGCCCAAAATAAAGGCAATTATTCGAAAATGGATGGATGGGAAAATAGGATAATTTATGGCAGTTAATGCTCTAGGTTTAGATCCACAAGATCCGCTTAT